GTTTCTTGATGCCAATACGACCATCGTTGTACTTAGAGTTTTTCTTGGGGGACCGTGCGTCACCTTCACGGCGTTTAGCAACAATCTCAAACCAAGAGAAGCCATAAGTCAGATACGACAAAGCCTCAGAGATATGGTCATCAAGGCTGTGGTCCATGTCATCCAATACGGATTTAAGGAAGTCAGCCTCTTTCTTTGCTTCTTCACTGTCGTTAGCAGGAACAACATTAATCTTCACATCACGGAGTGTCTGTTCGACAGCATACATGACAGAGCCAATGATAGCGTTGTTGTCACGCATTTCACGGTATTTTTGAATTGCCTTTTTGCCACGGAGTTCTTGAAGAAACTCGTCGGCACGAATGTCACCCGTGTATGTGTTTTTACCATATACGCCGAGTTCAATCTTGGAAGCTGTTTCCGAGAGTTTCTTCATTTCACTACCTAAATTCGGCTAAGAAGACCTTTCGCATCAGAATAGGCCAAGTTAAGTTCTGGTTTAGAGATACCTTTGAGAGCAAGTTCTGTGACCGCCCAAACCATAGCGTCTAATCTATCTGGAGAACCAATACTTCCTAACGGACACCATTGGACCATTTGATCTTCAAGAAGGTCTAAACCCCTAACATGCTTTACTCTGCCACGTTCATAGAGAGACGACACAGGTTCAGCACGGGCAAACTTACCACGGGAGGCATGGACAAGTTTAATAGGAATAGTTTCGTCAACGGTCTTGAAGGTGTACCTCACCATCTCACCACCTTGGTTGCGTTCTGCCACTATTCTATCAGCCCCGTATTGGTGATAGAGTTCGATGGCTCTCGCAGCCCAACCTTCGGGAGTGAAGCGGTCAGTTGCATCTTGAAGAATGTAGCAGACACCATTGATGTCCTGCCCTGCAACAACAATACCTGTCAAGTCGCTTTCAGCATTTGATGAAACAGCCGGATCGACTGAAACAACAACACGAGCAAGTGTCTGAGCAAATTCTACAGGGTCATCAACTTCGACTTCACATTGAGAAAGAAGTTGTCTGTTCCATAGAGCGCCAGAGGCTTCATCCAAGACCTCTGCATAGAGTTCTTGACGACCAAGGCGTGTACCTTCATATTGGCTTTTGACAGCTTCAAGATAGGTACTAGCAAGGTTTGCTGAGTTATCAAAGGTAGAACCATAAGTAATCGTTGTCTTAGGGTTCTTCATAATGTCCCTGACCAACTTAGTCGGCTTAGGGGTTGTTGTCACACAGACTTGGGGGTGCTTACCAAGACGAAGACAAAATTGGAGCATGTCCCATGTGTCGCGGTCACGATTCCAAGCAGCAAGTTCGTCACACCAAGCAGCTTCAAACTGAGGTCCACGAAGACGTTCAGGTTCTTCGGCAGAGAAGAATTGTACATATGCACCATTCTCCCAAGTCAACAGACGTTTGGTAGGAGACCAGACAGGTTTACCAAGTGGACGACCTTTGTGGTCTTTGTCACCTGTCCAACAACGAGCCAAGAACCCTGATTCACCATTAATCATAACACGTTCAATGTCAGAGTTGGTAGCAGCAATAGCAGCAATGCGTTTGTAACCCTGCTTTACTTTACCACGAACCCATTCAACACCAGCACGGGTCTTACCAAAACCCCGACCAGCATTAATAAACCATGTGTTCCAATCACCTTCGGGAGCAATCTGTTGGGGTCTAGCCCAAAACTCCCAAGTGTACATTAGTTCTTCAGCTTTGGCAGGGCCAAGTTGCAACAACAAACTTTCAAGGTCTTCGCCCATTGCCCTCAGATCATCGGCATGAATCTTAAGACCATTCTTACTCATTGTTTATTCTTTTTTGTTACGACCCAGAAGTGCCAGCAGATCATCAATAGCGCCAGTGTCTTCTTTAACTTCTTCGGGATCAACTTCTTCAACCTTAATGGTCGGGTTCCAGCCAGCCTTAGAACGAAGGAACAGTTCAGCAGCTTTCATATCACCTTCAAGGGCTTTAGCAACAACAACAGAACCAACTTCTTCTTGGATTGTTGCACGGGCTTCTGCAATATCATTGCGATATGCGCTATACATCCCATTCATGCTAGAAGGAGCGCCATCATACTTCTGGATGTTATCAAGGATAACCTTCATTGCTACACCAGCCCGAATGGCCTTACGAATGTATGTAGCAATGGCAAGATTGTGTTTCAGCTTCTCAGCCATGTTAGAATACCTCAGACTGTGATTGCTCTTGTCCGAGCATTTATAACAACAAACGAGATTGGTGCCTTCACTTTGACTTGAACAAAGTTTTCCGGGTTACAAATCCGGTGCATCACCGTCAATGCTTTGAAGGCTTATTTGGAATATAGACGGTTTTGCTGGATCACCGTAAACCAGCCTAGAACTAGAAACTAGGTCTTAGTGGGAGTTACCCAAAGAAGAAGTCCAGCTTACAACGTCTGGTCCTTCAAAACAACAACTACAGACGATCTTAATGGGTATTTCGGGGTTTCTGGTTGTTGTAACTACTACAAACCCTTTTTCGTATACCAATAGAACTAAGAAAAGAACACAAGCCACATCGGCATCAGCAGTAATCGCACACAAAGCATATCTTGGGGAAAAGCGAT